CGTTAATGTTGTTGACAGTGCTAACTCAAACTTTGAGTACATTTATGCTGGACAACAGCGAACAAATAATATACTTAGGTACAATCTTAATCCTGGTGATGGTAACACTTTTCCATGGTTATCATCAATATCAAGTGGGTTTGAGAAGTACGAGTTCGAGACATTACGTATTCAGTACAAACCATCTTGCTCCGCAACGACGCAAGGTGGTATTGCAATTGCTGTTGTGTACGATCCTACCAATCCTTTGCCAGGTTCTAGGTCCATTTTGTTTAGTTCTGAAAGCCTTGTGCGACATGCTGTGTATGACAGCTCAAGCTTACCAGTCAAACAAAACCACCTGAGGAACAAACGCTACGTAAGGACGAAACACGCGTCCACCTTGGACGATGGAGCGTTGCGTAGCGCGGATATCGGTTATTTCCTAGCGGCGACAGTGAACGCAGCAACGGATGTTGTATACGGTGACTTGTTCGTGGAGTACACCGTGCGTCTCATTGGTCCGCGTGCTGGTCATGCAACCACCAAATCAGCGGTGGTATCGGAGCTTCTAACATCCGTCCATGGTGCAGGAGATCATATTGACATGCACAATGGCAACCAGACCAACTTAGAGATTGTAAAGGATAGGAGTAACCAGGATGCGGAAAACACATTGGCCATTGACACCTACCAAGTAGGTGGTGGCGGCTATAGCCGGGGCGGAAAGGCTTTTGTACCATATAGGATTAAATTCCACGAGCCTTTCCAGGGGACTATGCAGATCTATAAAGCTCCACTGGATGCTACTGACACCAACATCGGTGTCTGGGCGAACAACGTGGGTTTTATTAGACCAGCGGATGCTCCACGTATGGCCCATGTTGCAGAGTATAAGGAGGATGCAACCGCTTTAGCAGCGCATTATGGCGTTCCGGGGGCAATGCACACTCAATCTTTCGTCGTCAAGGCGGAAGCTGGAGATGTGGTTGATCTCACAGCGAATGAAATTTCCGCAACCAGTACAGATTGGATGGGTACCGTCAAGACGATATTAACTGAGGCCGCACCATTGGTGCTAGATGCTCTATTGTCAACAATTGTAGCATAAGAAGCTAGAGTATGGTGGTTCAATAAGAACGTAATTCCATTGATGCTTAATTTATTCAAATGATCAATAATGACAGATGACCTAGCATGCCGAACATCTACCACACATTTACCCGTCAGCAATTCGGGAAAGCTGTATACACCACCACATTTTGTTAGTCAAGATAGAAGAGTCTGAACTACATAACTCACGTGCCATACACACGATATCTAGTCCAATATAAACATGAAGCACATAATTGTTTGAGGCCATGGCGTTACCATGGAGCAATAGAGTGTAATTCATCAAGGGATGAACATGATTTGAGCGTAGTAAAGTAACCTTTAAAGCTTGCTTTAATGGAGCGTGGCCACCTCATCCAGGTGCGAATAAATGTGATGATGTGCTATAAATTTAACAAAGTTAGTCATTACCCTTCCAAACAACAAACAATAATGATTGATGTAGAAGTCCCGCTTCTCACTATGCCAGACTCGACTGGTGTGTAGGTGTATAATTGGCCTATAGTCGCCGAATCCAGCCATGGCGCACGTCTCGCAAGAGCGCAATTGTC